ATCTGCGAGGCCCTGGGCGTCGTGCCTGGGCTGGCAAGCGACGCCTTCAGGCCGATCCAATTGGCCGACGACGGCCGCGACGACGTGCTGGCCTGGTTGTCGAACCAAGGGCTGGTGTTGCGCAAAACCAACGCCGAGGGCTGGGCCGGCGTGATCTGCCCGAACGAGGCGCAGCATACCGACGGCTCGCCCGAGGGCCGCTACAACCCCGCCATGCGCGCCTATTGCTGCTATCACGGCCACTGCACCGAACTGGACTCTGGCGCGTTCTTGGCGTGGGTGGCGGCCAACGGCGGCCCTAGGCACGAGCCTGGCCTGCGCGACGACCTGCTGGTCAGCGCCATGTCCGAGGCGGTGTCGAAACTCCAGCCCAATGAAGTATTCCCAGACGTTGCCGCCCAGGCGGTTGAGGCCGCTGAAAAGCGCCAGATCGATCGCACCGAGCGCGAGGGCTGGTACGAGCGTTTCGCCTACATCCAAGATGGCGATATGTACTTCGACCTCGAAGGCAGGACTGAGATAGGCCGTGGAACGTTCAACGCGTTGTTTCGGCATGTCGCCTGCTACTCGATCCACCCGTCCAAAACCAAGCGTCGGATTGAGGCCAGCGTCTGCTACGACGAGAACCGGCAGGCCAAGGGCGCGCTGACGCTGGCCGGCATCACCTACGCGGCCGGCGAGGGCGTGCTGGTCGAGCGCATGGGTCAGGATTACGGCAATCGCTGGGTCAACCGACGCCCAGCCACCGTGGCTGGTGACGCCTCGCCGTGGCTCGCGCATGTCGAGCGCATGATCCCCGACGCTGCCGAGCGCGAGCATGTCCTGGACGTGATGGCCTTCAAACTGCAAAACCCAAACCGAAAGATCAACCACGCCGTGCTGCACATTGGTCACCCAGGGTCTGGCAAGGACACCATGTGGCAGCCGTTCCTTTGGGCGATCGGCGGCGCGTCGCTGGCGAACGTCTCCATCGTGCGCAATGAGGAAATCACCAGCCAATGGGGTTACGCGCTCGAGTCCGAGGTGATGGTCTTCGAGGAGCTGCGCCAGGCCGAGGCGAAGGACCGTCGGGCGCTGGAGAACCATCTCAAACCCATCATCGCCGCCCCGCCAGAGTACCTGCAAGTGAACCGCAAGGGGATGCACCCGTACCAGTCGTTGAACCGCATCTTCGTGCTGGCGTTCTCAAACGAGCGCGTGCCCCTATCGCTGCCGTCGGATGATCGGCGCTGGTTCGTGACCTACAGCGAGGCCCCTCGCATGTCTGAAACTGAAGGCCGGGCGATCTGGAATTGGTATGCCGGCGGCGGCCTGGCCGTGGCGGCTAACTGGCTTGCAGCGCGCGACGTGTCAGCCTTTAACCCGGGCGCAGCGCCGCCCGAAACTGAGGCCAAGGCGATCATGGTCGAGCATGGCCGTTCGACCGCTGAGTCCTATCTGATCGAACAACTGAGGGCCAGGTCGGGTGAGTTTGCCAAGGGCGTGATCGGCAGCCCTTTCTACGCGCTGTGCGATCGCCTGGCCGGTGCTGCGCCCGCTGGCGTGAAAGTGCCCCAGGCGGCGCTCATGCACGCGATGAAAGAGGCTGGCTGGGTTGACATGGGCCGCATCAAGTCTCGCCTCTATGACGCGAAGAAACACATCTTCTGCGCGCCCGATATGGTCCATCGGTCTAAGTCAGACCTACGCGAACTGGTGGAGGAGATGCCCGCGCAGGGGATTGTGAGGGTGAAGTAGAAAGGGGCCGAAAGGCCCCTTCTTATTTCCTGCCGATGATGATGCGCAGCACTAATGCTAGGACAGCATAGACCATACCGCATCGTCCTCAATTTTTTCGATGATGTCGTCGCCAAGTATCGGCAGGATGTCAACCCCTGACACCTTGGCGCTGATTAGATAAGCCGCCGGAGCCACGGCTGGACTAACCATACCGGCCGGCTCTCCCTGGTCGAATTCCAGCGCGCAGTCCAGCTCGATGCCGCCGTGGCTATAGAGATGGCTTATTGTTCGCATAGCAGCTCCATCACTTCAGGGATAGACGGGTCAAGCATGGGCGCGGGTCGGTCGGCGTGGGTGTAGGACAGAATCTTATCCTCGGCGTAATCGCCAACGAAAAGATAGCTGTTCAAATTGGTGTACTGACGGATGTATTCCGCAGTCGTCATGCCGTCATAAAACGTCGGGTAGTGGCGTTTGCCGCTATCGTGCTCGCGCTTGATGGGCTTGCCTTTCGGCAGTTTGCGCCCTTTGCGGCCTTTGCTCTTATCGATCAAGGCCAAGAGCTCGCGGGTCGGCTCGGCGTTTTGTGGCTGGACAGTGAAGGTGGCGCGATTGTGGGTGATGTTGATCATGGTACGAGAATATCAAAGTAAGCCAGGCCAAGCGCGGCCAGAGCGAGGCCGATGGCCAGGGCGGTGAGGAAGTCCAGCGCGGCGCTGGCGCGTCGTTCGAGTTTGTAGTGTTGTCTCATGCTGTCACCTCCTCAAGGCCGGCGATGTAGGCGTCGATCAGGCCGAGAAGCTCGCGCTTGGGGACGTGGCCGTGAATGATGGGGCAAGAGACGCCGCCGCCTTCGTTGTGCATCCGGTGCAAGCAAACACCCCCATAGGCGTGGCTGATGTGGTAGTTGCCAACGTTGGCCTTACCGTTGGTGTAAGGCGTGGCCGGTGATCCGGTCAGTTTGTTAAGCCGTGCGGCGCGGGCGTCTAGCATGGCGTCTGTAATACGGTTCATGGTTTACTCTCCTTTACTGAATGAAGCGCGGCGCTCTGGCCGCGCAGGGTTGGTGATTGGCTTAGATCATCGATGCGCGCATGTCGCAGACGCAAGCAGCGCAAGCAGCGCGAGCCGGTCAGCGTCGCGTCCGGTGACGGTGCCGCTGTCGATCAGGTGACGCGCAAGCGCGTCGGGGTGCACGCCGTGGTGCTCAGCCGCATCGGTGCATGCGTCGATGGCGCGCATCTGCTGCTGTTGGCGAGCGTAGAGATAAGAGAGGGTAGCTGCTTGCATGTCGGTGGCTCCTGTTGATTAGACGGCTGGAATATCGCAAACAAAGCCGGCAGGGCCGTGGAGCTGCACGCGGTGCTTATCAGTGAAGCTCCTCATCCACGCCGGACGCTGTAAGTATTTGCCAAACGCGGTCAGCGCGCTGGCTTGAGTAGCGCCGCTTGCGATGATGGATTGATGCGTGCCATTGACGCTGTCGTTGTGCCAGACGATCACTTTGTACACGGTGTGCTCCTAGTAGCGCCCGGCTTGCGCCGGGCTGGGTTGATTAGATGATGAACTCTTCCGAACTGACGACACCGTATGCGACGGCGATCGCAAGAATCTCGTTTTGCTGGCTGGTCTTGCGGGCGCTGCGGTACAGCGCCGACAAGACGCGAGCGCCGAAGTCTTTTCCGAGATGCGCGATCATCGGCAGGGTTTTGCTCAGTTCGCGCTGTTGGCTGTTGTTCAAAGTGATCATGGTCTTCGCTCCTGGTTGGTTGTTGATGGGAGAGAGTCTATAACATGTTTTACAGTTATTTTCTAGGTAGTTTCCCTATGTGTGGGTCACGTGTGGACCATGCGTGGACCATGATTCGAGGGTGAGTTGACCCACAGAAGATCGTTGATTCATAAGGCTTTTTTGGACTTGTGGACAATGTACCCATGTAGAGTTCTTATCTTATAGACTACAAATATATATACGTATGGTGCCCGGAACGATCCACGCAGTGTGTACGCAGCGGGAGACTTGCAGAAAAATGTGGGTACATTGTCCACAAACGGGATTTTTTGGGCTAAGCTATTGATTCATATAGCTTTTTTGTGGACAAAGTGCGTTTTCTATTTGACCCACACGTGACCCACGCGTAACCCACACATGGGACGACCCTGCAAGCCTGATACGACACACTTCCTGCGCGAGCTGACACCTGCGCAGCGGGCCATCCTGCTAGCTGCCGGAGATGGCGACATCACGCGAGGATGGCATGAGATCCTAGACGTCTACGCTCACGTCTACAGACAGGGATTCAGGCCCGGAATGACTCCAGACAAAATCCGCTTCCTTATGAATATCTAGCTGTGAGGACCCGCCTGCCTTTCCGCCCCTATGCAAAAAATGCATAACCTTGCGAGCCTGCCTCCCGGCTGACCGGCTCGGAGCTTGATAGTCGCAGCCTATAGCCGGCGGCAGATTGATAGGGGGGGGGAGGGGGTCTGGCGTCGGCTAGAAATTTGCGGGTGCCCCCACCCCTCAGAAAAAAGGCAAATCAGAAAAAAGGAAAAAAGGCAAAATTGACCCACATGACCCACAGCCATAGAATCCGGGCATGACATACAAACCGCCGGCGGTCCTGCCGAAAACGGAATATCAGCGCGTCAAAGAACTCAAGCAGATGCTCATTGAGGGCAAGGGGCAGCAGGTTGTCCAAAAGGTGATCGACATCGCCTTGGACGACGGCCACCCGAGCCAGATGGCGGCGCTAAAGATGTGCATGGAGCGGGCGCTTCCGATGAGCGTCTTTGAGAAGACCGCTGCACAACGCAGTGCGGTGACGATCAACATCACCAGTTTTGGCCAGCCATCGACGCCAGACGCGGAGGTCATCGATGTCTGACTTGAACTTCAGCCTACTGCCTTGGCAGCAGGAGGTCTACTCCGACGACACCAGGTTCAAGGTGATCGCAGCAGGGCGGCGCTGCGGGAAGTCGAGGCTGGCCGCGACCACGCTGATCATAGAGGGGCTGCGCTGTCCGCAAGGCAGTGCGGTTCTATACGTCAGCCCGACGATGGGGCAGTCGCGGCAGATCATCTGGGACTTGCTGCTCGACCTTGGGCGCGAGGTGATCCAGTCGAGCCACGTCAACAATCTGGACATCACGCTCATCAATGGCGCGAGGATCTACGTCAGGGGCGCGGACAGGCCCGACACGCTGCGAGGCGTCAGTCTGACCTACGCCGTGCTCGACGAGGTGGCCGACATCAAGCCAGAGGCGTGGGAGCAGGTGATCCGCGCCAGCTTGTCTGACAAGAAGGGCCGGGCGATGTTCATCGGCACGCCCAAGGGGCGCAACTGGTTCCACGATCTGTGGAAGTTGGGTCAGGAAAACGACCCGGACTGGAAGAGTTGGCACTTCACCACGCAGGACAACCCGCTGATCGACGCGAGCGAGATTGATAGCGCCAAGAAGACGCTCAGCAGCTTCGCGTTCAAGCAGGAGTACATGGCGAGCTTTAGCAACGCTGGCGCGGACGTGTTCAAGGAAGAGTGGATCAAGTACGGAGAGGAGCCGGAGTACGGCAGCTACTTCGTGGCGGTTGACCTGGCAGGGTTCGAGGAAGTGGCAAAGCAGGCGGCCAATGCCAAGAAGAGGCTCGATGAGTCGGCGATTGCGGTGGTCAAGGTGACGGACGACGGCAAGTGGTTCGTCAAGGAGATCGACCACGGGCGCTGGGACATCCGCGAGACGGCCGCGAAGATCCTCATGAAGATGCGCGACTACAGGCCGCTGTCGGTCGGCATCGAGAGGGGGGCGCTAAAAAACGCTGTTTTGCCGTATTTGAGCGATTTGATGCGAAAAAACAATGTGTTTTCGCACATTGTTGACTTAACGCACGGCAACCGAAAGAAAACGGATAGAATTATATGGGCGTTGCAAGGCCGGTTTGAACACGGCAGAATCGTGCTCAACAGCGAAGAGGAATGGGACACGTTCGTTGACCAGCTCGTCATGTTCCCCTCCGTCGGCGTGCATGACGATTTGCCAGACGCGCTAAGTTACATCGATCAGATGGCAATAACTAGCTACTTCGAGCAGGAAGATAGCGACGAATGGGCACCTATGGATGTTATTGCGGGGGTCTGACATGGATCAAAATGAGTTCTACGAGCCTACGGAGAACGACAAAGAGCTGACAGCGTTTGTTGTAGACCACTGCGACCGCTGGCGCGACTATCGCAACACCAACTACTTGGACTCGTGGCTTGAATACGAGCGTATTTTCAGGGGCGAATGGGCCGCTGAAGACAAGATCCGCGACTCTGAGCGTTCACGAATCGTCACGCCTGCCACGCAGCAGGCCGTCGAGACGCGCCACGCGGAGATCATGGAGGCGATCTTCGGTCAAGGTGAGTTTTTTGACATCTCCGACGACCTCAAGGACGTAGACGGCAATCCTCTGGACGTGGCTGTGCTCAAGGCGCAGCTCATGGAGGACTTCAAGCAGGACAAGATCCGCAAGGCGATCGATCAGATCGAGCTGATGGCGGAAATTTACGGCACCGGCATCGGCGAGATCATCGTCAAGACCGAAAAGGTGTTCGAGCCGGCCACTCAAGCGATTCCAGGGCAGCCTGGCCAGGCGGCGATCGGCGTAGTTGAGAAGAGCCGGGTTGCGGTCAAGCTCATGCCGGTCAATCCTAAGAACTTTTTGTTCGATCCAAACGGCACCAGCATCGACGACTGCATGGGCGTGGCGATTGAAAAGTACGTCTCTATCCACAAGGTCGTTGAAGGCATCGAAAAGGGCATCTATCGCAAGGTCAACATCACGCCGGAGTATGAAGACAGCGATCTGGAGCCGACACAGGAGTTAAGTCAGTACCAGGACGAGAAAGTGCTGCTGCTGACGTACTACGGGCTGGTGCCGCGTGAGTATCTGACGGAGGAAGACAGCGACGTCGTGGAGTTGTTCCCTGACGATTCGGCTGCTGAGGACTACACCGACATGGTGGAGGCCATCGTAGTGGTGGCAAACGGTGGGATGCTGCTCAAAGCCGAGGCCAACCCCTACATGATGAAGGATCGCCCCGTCCTGAGCTATCAGGACGACACGGTGCCCAACAGGCTGCTGGGCCGTGGCACGGTGGAGAAGTCCTACAACATGCAAAAGGCGATCGACGCTCAGGTCAGGAGCCATCTGGACTCGCTGGCGCTGACGACCGCGCCTATGATGGGCCTGGACGCCACTCGGCTGCCGCGAGGCGCTAGGTTTGAGGTCAAGCCGGGCAAGGCGTTCATGGTCAACGGCAACCCGGCCGACATCATGTACCCGTTTAAGTTCGGCGAGACGAGCCTGAACAACCTGAACACGGCCAAAGAGTTCGAGAGGATGCTGTTGCAGGCCACTGGAACGCTGGACAGTCAGGGAATGGTAAGCCAAGCCTCCCGCGACGGCGCGGGGATGTCGATGGCCGTGGCTACGATCATCAAGAAGTACAAGCGCACGCTGGTGAACTTCCAGGAAGACTTCCTGATCCCGTTTATCCAAAAGGCGGCGTTCAGGTACATGCAGTTTGACCCTGAACGCTACCCGTCTGTGGACATGAAGTTCATTCCGACGGCGACGTTGGGCATCATCGCCCGCGAGTACGAGCAGCAGCAGTTCATCGGGCTGCTACAGACGCTGGGGCCGAACACGCCAGTGCTGCCGCTGATCTTGAAGGGCATTCTGAACAACTCCAGCTTGACGAATCGCTACGAGTTGATCTCGGCGCTTGAGCAGATGAGTCAGCCTGACCCGCAGGCCCAGCAGATGGCCCAGGCGCAGCAGCAATTGGCCCTGCAAGCCGCGCAGGCGCAGATCGCAGTGCAGACTACCCAAGCGGAGCAAAACCGCGCTGAAGCGGCCAAATTGCTCACGGAGGCGCAACTCATGCCTCAAGAGGTGCAGGCCAAGGTCATCGCCTCGACGACCAAGAACTTGCCGACGGGGCAGGAGTCAAGTGAGTTCGATAAACGGGTCAAGATCGCTGAACTGATGCTCAAGGAAGCGGACATCAAGAACAAGTCTAAGATTGTCGAGCTA